AAGTGCCATCTGGAGCGATGAACGCCGCACCTGCACGGGCGAACGGAATGAAGCCGGTGCAGAAGGATGCCGCGTAGAGCTCCTTGAGGACGTTGACCGACAGACCAGGGTTGACGGTCCGAAGCAGGTAGCCAGCATGGAAATCGCCGAACAGAATGGGATAGTTCCCTGCGGCGATGTTCGGGAGAGCCTGCACCAACTTGACCGGGCGACCGAGCAACGTACCGAATGCGCCGTTCACAGGAGACGCGACGAAGATCGGGTTACCCAGTGTGTTGACTTCGCCGAGTAGAGCCGCACGAGTTGTGCTGTTCATTGCGAACGTGCTGTTGGGTTCGTATGCGGGGTCAATGCTGCCATACAGCGCAGCGATGTCCACATAGGTCACGGTGCCCGATACAGCAGAGGTCACGTGAGCAGCAGCCGCAACACCAGTGATGATCGAAGCGATGTTGCCTGAAGGAGAGCCGGTGACCATCATCGCGGACAAGCTACGGAAGTAACGCTTGCCGAGGATATCCTTGACAAAGGCATCGATCGAAAAGTAGCTATCCTGCAACTCGGCCCAGCCAACCAGAATCGGTGGGCAAGACAGCAAGCTGCAAGTAATCAAAGCACCAGTCAGAACTGGATCTTCGGCTGCGTTGGCATCCGGTGTGCCTTCGACTTCCTCATAGAGCACGGCGGATGTGTCGTTGCTCATGGCGTACTTGAGAGGACGGCCATCGTCGCTTCTCACTTGATTGACGATGGTTAGTAAGTCGCCCCATGCCTTCTCAGATTCGAGCAACTCAGGATAGAAAGCCTGAGGGATGAGCGTGCCACCTGTGCTGGACTCGATAAGGTCACGAGTTTCAACGTTGGCGAAGCGCTCACGGGTCTCAGCGTTCAAGCCCTGAATGCTGCCGCGAATCATCTTGTCGAAGGCGATCTTCTGACGATTGTTACGGGCTTCGACCGAATCATCGGAGTGGGCGCCGGGTACTGCCCGAGGCAGACTGCGGGTGGAGCGGTTCTCGGTGTCAACGACGGCGACACGCTCTGAACGGGCGATGTCAGCTTCGAGGACATCCACATCGGCGAGCATCGCGTCAACACTGGCGCGGTTCTCTGCCGTAACAGTGGCGGCAAGCATGATTGCCTGCGCGTCGGTGAGAAGCTTGGTGCGCTTCTCTCGCATCTCTTGAGTGGTCATGGTGTTCCCTCTTGGTTCGAATTGGTGTTGCTATGCGGGACACCATGCACGTCGGGTGCATGACTCTTCGCTGTAGGCGGACTCCTGCGAGTGAACGCGGCCATCAAGTGGCGGCATCCGGCCTACGGAAACTAAGAGTTGAGTTACTTGGCGCGGTGGAGCGCGAGTGCGATCCTGATGGAGCGCTTGTGGTTTTCGCTGGCGATGTGTGCTGCCCGTGAATCCTTGCAGGCGTCGCTGCAATACTCATCGGTGCAATCGTCATTGCTGCACAGGCCGCATGAACCGGCCTGACACTGAGCGCAGTCGCATGAACATGACGGATCGGCGTCTGGATCATCACGCTTCTCAGACAACTTGCTGCGAACTTCGATTGGCATATCACCGGGATAGGAACGCACGCCTGAAGTCGCATCCGGATATGCCGGGAAGCAAACTGGTGAGCAGTCAAATACGTCTGCCTGCTTTATGGTGCGAATGTCCAGGCCGCTAACTTCGTCATATCCCCAGGCAGCATCCCGACAAATGAATCCGAACGATGACTGGTTTACGTCCTGACGCTGCATGGACACCATCAAGTCGCGGGCTGCTTGTGTGTCAGGCGGGTCAATCTCGTAAGCGAGTCCAACCTTGTCAGAACTCACGCGCATGGTGCCTGACCCTGTGGAACCAAGGATGAGATTCGCATCGTGATTGAACAGCCCCTTGATGGTTGGGTTGGTAGCAAGGTGCACGTCGAACGCACCCGGCGCGATGACTTCGACCCAGCCACCGAGATCCTCAGAGCGCTTGCCGTACACTGCACCGTATCCGAATATGGTGCTCTTGCCGGTATCCTTAGCAACACGGAACTCGCATGGGATGGTGCGACGTTCAAGCTGCGTCTTCGTCTTGGTCGTTGTCGTCGGCATCGTCTGACTCCTCTGGTGCTGCCAGTTGTGCAACGGCTTTGGCCGCTGCGGTATTACGCGATACAGATATGTGGATCGACCGCACTGCGCGGATGAATTCCTGATTCGCAAGCGTGATCATCTGATCAGCCGGGATAACTTCCGGCCACTTCGCAGCCCTCTTTGCCATCGACTTGCAAGCGTCGTCTACAACGCCGCTCATAGCAGGGTCACCACCGGGCAGCGGAAGGCCACCACGGTTGGAACTGGCGTCTGCAATGCTGATAAGAACTGGTGAGAACAGTGCTTTAATGGCGGCTAAATCGCGTGTCTTGCGGGTAGAAAGACGCTTGAATGCGTCTGAATAGATCGTGATATATGCCCGTGTGAAGTGACCGAGCATATTCTTCTCTGCTGCCGTGGGCGCAACGGGATCGGCATCTACCGGTTGGTCCTGAATCGACTCCGTATCCACCAGACGTTTGCTCGATTGGTAGTTGACCGGGACCAAATACTCATCCATGCCCGTACTGGGGTCTGCGGGGTTCTCACCGAGCTTGATACGGATTTGATTGCCCGTGTACCACCCCCCGATGCGACCAGCAGAGTAGCCATCCATGGTCGTCTTGAAGTCGCAACGCAAGAGAGCATCGACACTGAACTGGATAAAGAACTTGTTGGCTTTCCTACCAACGGTCGGTGTCAGCTTGCGGACTAACTCCTGCTCAAAGCGACTTAGCCAGGGCTGAATGCAGAACGTTACAAACTGGAGTGCCATCTGTTCAGCACCAGAACCCGGCATCTTGGTCTCGCTGCCAACCATGTGCGGCGGAACCCGGAAGATACCCATCGCAATGTCCGCACGGGTGAAGGCGCGGGATTGAATGAACTGCGAGTTCTCATTGCTGATACCAAGTTGGGTCCATTGCCATTCTGAGCCGAATAGGAATGCTGTCTTGCCTTGGTTGACTCCACCCTGCTGCGCGTTCCATGAATCTCGTATCTCGACCTGTGCCTTCGGGTCGAGCTTGTTCTTATTGGTCATGATTCCGCCCGGTTGGGAACCATTGCCAAAGTGACGGGCACCGGACTTCTCCATCGCCATCGCCAGCCCTAGAGTCTGACGGCACATATCCACTGGGCTGATTCCAGACAGACCGTCCAAGCTCATAAGCTTTAGGTGAATCATGTCCTCTTCGGCAATGCGGCGCGTCTGGTTCAGCGGCATTCCGTCAGAGGTCTCGTAATAGATGAGATGACTTATCGGGTCACGCTTCGCTACCGTACGGAACGGATGGAGCGGCCAGAGGGCGACGATCTGCCCAGAGGTCGCATTGCGTTCAATCTCGCTGTACCCATTGCCGGTCAATGCGGCGGAACCTGTAAGAGTCTCAACCCATGTGTATGCTGTCATCTCCGGGTTTGCTTCGACGGATAAGAGATAATGCAGGTTCTGCTCCGTTGCTTCCTGATGACCGTTGGCTGTGCGCTCCATCAACTTCAATGGCAGTGATGCGATGCTTTCAGCGATGACACGCACACAACCGTAAACGGTCGTGATCTTCATCGCGTTTGATTCGTTGACTACCTCCCCGGCTGCGGTCGATTCGCCCGAATGGAGCCACTGAAAGATGGCAGAGGGAGACAATGAGCCGGAACGGATAGCTCTGCCGATGCCCTTGAAGTAACTCGATAGTTTCGTAGCAAAGTTGGGCATCTCATCCTATGAAGAACGCGAACGCGGGATCGTTGGCGGTTGAATCACAGGTAATCGCCTGACGCATGGCCGTGACCAGAGCCACTGCGCTGTCTATCTTGTTTTGCGGACGCGCTTTCGTCGGGTAGACATCTTCATTCGGCCCTTGAGGCTTGCTGACCACGTTGCTCATGCACCAGGAAAGAACCGGGTCTCCGGTGTGATGAACTCGCCCCTCCTGAATCGCCGCGTCCAGTGCCTTCATGGGCAGGGACAAATACTCAACCTTCTGGGGCACTTCAATAACTGTGGCCCCGGTGAGCATGTATAGTTCCTGCATCACCTGATCCGCGTATCTGCGGTCATAACAGACGCCAATGACGTTGTGCCCGTCGATGTCTGCTTGTAAGTCTGTCTTCAGTTGCGCATAATCCAGAGACGCGCCTTCACAAGGATTCAGGAAGCCTTCTTCAGCCCACTTTTGATAGTGTTGGTTAGTTGGGTCCGCGATGCGATCCTCTGGCAGATAGTGGCGACTGAAAACGTAGTAATGTAGCTTGCCTTCGATGCTGCGAACGTAAACGCGAATCACAGCAGATAAGTCCAGCACTGACGCGAGGTCAACCCCGATGTATAGCGGGTCATTGATGAAATCAGCTTCATTCAAAGTCGCATCGCAGCACTTCGACCAATCGACCATGTTAAAGAAAGCGGAGGCGGCGGTACACCACACGTTTTCATGCTTCGTTTTGAACACGGATGCTTTGGCCGCATTCTGCACAGCTTGTTGCTGATCATGAAGCAAAGTCTCAAGACTGACGCTGACGCCCAGATTCGGGTTGGCCATATAGAGCGCGGCTTCGGTCGTCCAATCGGTGTCCTGGTCGATTGTGTATATGACCGTGAACAATCGCTCATCAATGAGCGATCCTTCCAGCACCTTCTGTGCAGTGATCTGCAAGTCGTAACACGGTGATGCTGTATCGAATCCTGCGGTGGTCGTTGTCAAAAGCATGGGACTTTCCCGGCCCACCATCCCTGTTTTAAGCGTGTCGTATAGGTCGGCGGTGAGCGCTTCGTGATATTCATCACAGATGCCGCAACTGATACTGGCACCGTCACCGGGCTTGCCAATGACTGGAATGAATGAAGATCCAGTTGCATCGACAGTTAGTGAACGTGCATTCGCCGTGATCCCTAAAACGCTTTGCAGATCGGGGGTTTTCTGCACCATGATCTTGGCAGGGCGGAATACTTCATACGCCTGCTTTTCACTTGTCGCGCCGCATACGACCTCCGCGCCCGCTTCACCATCGCAGGCCAACATATAAAGCCCGATTGCGGCGGCAAGCGGCGACTTGCCATTCTTTCTGGGTACGCAGATATAGGCTTCTCTGAAACGCCTGAACCCATCTTCTTTGTTGAGCCACCCAAAGAGACTGCATACGATGAAACACTGAAAGGGTTCCAGCTTCAGTTTCTCTCTACGTGCTGCCCACTTTCCTTTAGTATGCGGAAGAAGCGAGATGAAATCGCCCGCTCTGTTTGCGGCGTTGATATCGAACGTATATGGGAAGTCCGGTCGCTCTAAGTTCTCAAGGTGTCTCGCTGCGGCCAGCTTCATCCAATGGCAGGCCGGTATCTTGCCCTCAAGTGTATCGAGGGCATACTGTGTGCATGTTTCCGCATGACTCATACATGGTTAGGCCACGAACTTCGCAAAGGGGGAAGTCTGCGCACCACTCTGAGGGGTTCCCTGCACCTTGGAGCGGCTGGAGGGTGTCATGCCAAATTCAATTGCGTAGGCCCTTAATTTATCGAGCGCTACGTTGGCGATGCCAACGAATGGCGATTGAATCGCATAGCCACTTTTTGGCGACTTCACTATTGCGCCGTACTTCTCGATCTGAAGTTCGGCTGCTACCCAGCGAGACCAGGACGCACAGTATCCGGCGAGGGCTGCACGGTCAATGGATGTGAGCAGACCGAGAGCGAGTAAATCTTTGCTGACGCGACGCCACTCTTTGCGGGCCTCAGAATCGAGATGACGCGGGCAAGTGGGGATACCTGTAGGCTGCGGCTCACTCAGATTAAGCGGGCGATGACCGGGGTTACCGGCTAACAGCTTCAACTTGGTCGGCTTTGGTGGGGGTCCTGGCATTGATGACTCCAAACTGTATTGCGTCGTCTACTCTTGCTGCGCCCATGTAATCGAATGAGGCGGTTAATCGGCTATGGGCTGAGGTCATGCCCTTTATAGTGGTTGTCTTGCCTATCGCTGGCTGTAGTTTCGGAGCCTCTCTCATGTTCCATAACTTGCTCATTGCACGGTGTCGAATCATGGCCGGGTTGGAAGTCACCGAGCTATAAGGCTTGCCGGTCGCCTTGTACAGCGAAGCAACATAGTCGCTCATCGCGTTACCGATGCCGACACCTTGGAAGTCAGGTAGACATACAGTGCGATGTTCCCGCCAGCGCGACTGAACCGAATGCGGGAAGTGCAGTACGGCAGTGAACGCGACGGGCTGACCGTTGTACAGGGCAGCGAAACAGGACGCGGCGTTGTGGATGGCGGTGTCTAGATAGTGATAACGACTGAACAGCCGCCAAGCTGAT